GCACAATTACAACAAGCGGTTGATAGTGGTCAGATGACACCTGAAGAGGCACAAGCGTATTTAGAACAAATGCAACAACAGGGTGGTCAGGGTCAAGCTCCACAAGGTTCGCAAGAAGATATTGTTGCACAGTTACAGCAAGCAGTTCAAAATGGAGAAATGACACCTGAGGAAGCCGAACAATATCTTGCACAAATGCAACAGCAAGGAGGTGGTGAAAGTGCACAATCAGATGTGCAACAACAACCTCAAATGTCTCCTGAAGAGGCTAAACAACAGTTAGAGATGATGGTTCAAAATGGAGAAATCTCTCCTGAGGAAGCACAAACTTATCTACAACAAATGTTTGGTGCTACACCTACTACAGAGCCAACTGTCCCTTACACCCAAGATATGGCAGGTAAACTTACACCTGAACAATATATGACAGGTGAGTATACTACAGGTAGTGAAAACCGACCTTACAACGCAGAAGTTGAGGCAGGGGAGTATATCAATAAAGATGGTCTTACTCAAAAAGTTGTGGGTAATAAACACTCACGAGGAGGAGAGAAGATGAATCTTGAAGATGGTACTATTGTTATTTCTGATAAAGGTAGAATTGGTAATGCAAATGCGAGAGCATTATCTATACAAACAGGTATGAAACTTAAAGCGGGTGATACTTTCGCACAAGTTCTTGATATTTATACTAAACGAATAGGTTTAGATAAATTAAATAAGGAGCAGGAAGACTTGTTTAAACAGTTGAAGAAGGTGCAAGGTAAAGGTAGTCAGACTACTCAAGACCTTAACAATGATTTCTTGAATATGAAAATTCAGGAAACTGAGGAGAAGAAACAACAGTTGCTTCAAATGCGTGAACAGATGGTGCAGGTGTTGTTTGAAATGCAGGAAAATGCTAAGCAACCTGACATTAAACAGGACGGTGATGTTCCTAAATATGCAGAAGGTACTGTTGTTGGTGGTGAACCAAATCAGGTTATTCCTAATGCTTACGACCCTTATCAGGCTAATATTTTAGTACAAGGTAGGTCTGTTTTAGGAGGTTCAGGTAATGGAATACACAACCCAGGTTCTGCGGATTACATGAAACAGTTTATAGAAGGTATTCGAAGCTGGGAGGCTTTAAATGGAGATTATGCTGCATTGCGTGCTAGGGGGGAAGAGGCTTTTGGTAAATCGAAAAGTGATTTGGATAGATTTAATGTTGCAAACAGATGGTTACAGAGAGACCGTCAGAATCTAAACCGTAAGTATATAGGTGAAGCAGCATTGGCGTATTCAGGGATGGGGCACGCTCCTGTACAGAAAGCACTTCAATATGTGTACGATACAAACTCTCCTGAACAGAATAAAAAGTATTTGAAAGCTCTACAGGAAAGTGGTATTAAGGTTGTAAATGGGAAGATAGTTCCTGGTGGTTTTTACAAAACTAATGCCTATTATAACAAAGATAATTCTTTAAAGAAATATTTTGACGAAATGGGTGTTAGTGACCCTGACAGATATAGAAAGGTGGGGGTTACCAACGTTACCGATGGTGTTTGGGATAGACGATATGAAACTTTGCATCAGTTAGAGTTTGATACTGAAGAGGAGAGGGATAACTACTTTAAACAAAAGGAATTTGTTAAATTTAAAACTAACGATGGTGGAGATATATGGGTAGACCCTTATCATAGAAACAACTTCATCGTTAGTAAAATTAAAGGTAAACCTCAACCTGAGCCCGAGCCTGAACCTGAACCAACTCCTGAGCCTGAACCTGAGAAGAAGCCATTACAACTTCCTAAGAAGATAGGAAACCGTGGTCCTGTAATGTTACCTGACCAAAGTGTTCTTCCTCCTGAGGCTTTAAGGGACGCTCCTAAACATGACATTCGTTTGAATTACCTTGATAGAGTTCAAGCTTCTCCTGAAGAACTTATGAAACAAAACTATCGAGCGATGAACGAAGCGAGAGCGAAGTTGGAAGGATTACCTGATAATATGGCTGCTGCCAATTTAGCACAATTGATTGGTAACACAGCTGCTGCGAATGTTCAAGCGACACAACAGACGAATGCTCAAAACGCTCAGTCTGATTTAGCAGTGAGAACTCACAACTTGAATACGCTTGCTCAACAACAGCAACTCGACTATAGATTAGACGACCAATATGATGAGAGAATGAACAAGGCGATAGACACTACAAGAAAAGACTTGGAGGGTTACTTCGACTTTAATAGAAAAGTTCATGTTGGTGATTTCAATACAAGAAGTCAGTTGAACTTGTTGAACAACTTGTATAGTAAATATGGTATAAACTCTGATGGTTCGATAGGATTCCAACCTATTTCGGATTCACCATTTACTACAAGTGATGGTCAAGCGTTTACGAGTCAACAAAAGGCTATTGAACATGAGATGGCTTTGAGAGCTAAAAAAGCTCAATCTCAGAAGAAGGAGGAGGCTCCTAAACAGGAAGAAGTTACTCCTTCTAAGAAAAAGTAATATATAGTCTTATACCTTTGGTTTATAAGAAGTTTTATACTAATTTTGCAGGGATTACTCAAATGAGTAGTCCCTTTTTAATTTTAAAATAAGTTAATAGTTAATGGCTGGATATACAAGTACGGCTCGAAAATACGGAGAATATATACAACCCTACAATATTGATTTAATCGCTAAAGGGTTATCTTTTAAACAAGGACAATATGATGCTGCCGACGCTAAAATAAGAAGTAAAATAACCGAGATAGAGGGTATGGACTTGATGAAGGCGGAAGACAAACAACATCTTTTAAATAATCTTAAAAGTATGTTGGGTGATATAAATGCGGTGGGTGCGTTAGATTTGTCTAATAGTGATGTAACAAGAGCTTTAGAATCTCACATTTCTCAATCTATAGATGATAAAGTTATGAATGCTTATGCTTCTACAAAAGAGATACGAAATTTCCAACAAAAGATGCAGGAAATGGAAGCGAAAGGTGTGAAAGAAGGAGGTTATCACCCTGATAATATGGCATATGCTATGCGTTTCGTAAGTGATTATTTAAATGATGGGAAAGTAGGAAGTAAACTTTCGGATTATGGTTCGTTGGTTTATAGACCGTTTGTAGACGTAAATAAGAAAGTAGATGAAATCCTTGACCAATTGAAAGGTAGAGGTGATGGTATGATAGAAACTATTGGTCCTGATGGGCGAACCATGATAAAAAAGGACATGAACAGTATGACACCTGAAGAGGTTATGAACCTTGTAAGTGCTCATTTAACACCTGATATGCAGGAACAGTTGAAGATTACTACTTGGGCTAAAATGGGTGGGGGAAAAACACCTGAATCACAAGCGTTCTACCAACAACAGTTAGGTAACTATCAGAATACTTTAACAAAAAGATTAAACGACCAAAAGGTATCTTTAACAAGTGCTTTGGCATCTAAAGATATAACAAATGAACAAAGAACACTTATTCAAAACAACCTTTCAAATATAGAAACCGAGTTATCCTCGTTACCTCAAAGAATGCAAATGTTGGCTCAAAACTTTGAACAGGGTGCGATGGCTATGGGTGTTGATGAATATTTGTCTCGAGCAACTGCTCAAATTTATCCTATTGTAAAAGGTAAAGGAATGTATTCTACAGGTGAATATTCTAAAATTCACGAGAAGAATACGGAGTGGGCTTTTAAAGAACACGAGAAGGAAATGGGTATTAAACGCTTGGAACTTGACTATGCAAAACATAATCTTGACCTTCAAAAGTTTGAATTAGAGAAAGAGGAACACGAATATAAAAGAGCAAATGGTTTATTGGGTAGAAGTGGTAGTTCAAGTTCTTCTTCAAGTTCGAGTGGTAAAGATGGAAATGGTGGTGGTAATGATGGTGGTAGTGAACCTGTTGTGACAAACGATGTGACGGAGTATGATGATGGTAGTAAGTCATTTAAATGGCAGTATCATGATGAAATTGGTAAGGTTGAAAAGGATTATGATTCTAAGATGAATGTTGCTTTTGATTATTTTATGGGGGATAAGTTTCAATCTCCTGAGGATAGTCAAGCGTCAGCTGCTTTAAAAATCCGATATGCTTCTCTCGGGGGTAAATATAACAAATATGATAAAAAACTTTGGCAGAAAGTTTGGAATGAAATGGGTGATAAGTTTGGAATAACAGATATTTATGACAGACATGGTAATGTTGCTACATCTTGGGGTGATATAGATACTCAAAAAGAAGCTATTAAAACCATGAAGAGTATTAGAGAAGAAGCTCAGAAAAAATCACCTGTGTTCGAAAAAGAAAGTAGACATGTTTTTGGAGAACCTTTCTTTAAAATGGTATCATATCCATCAAGTAATCCTTACCTTATAACTGTGAAAGGGGAAGATGTACCTGTTAGGGATTATCTTATACGAAAAGGGATACTTGATAAAAATGGAAACAAGCTAAAAGAAGTTGATGCTGAAACAGCCAGATATTTAAGAAATAATTCCACAGGGAGATTTAAAAACTTTATCGATGAGAAAGCTGGTGATACTCATAACCTTATATTTAGTGATAATAAAATAAGTTCTGAAGATAAGAAAGTGGAAAGTGCTCTTTACAGAGATGTGTTGAAAAATCTTGCAAATAATAGAACTATAACTTTCTCAAATCCTACAAATAGTGAAAAGACATTTGTGTTGAGTTTGAGAAATGGTGATAAACCTCTTTCTGATTCTGTAGACCCAAGTAACATAACGGCTGTTAGATATGTGGTTAATTCTTTAACAGGTGAAATAAGTGCAAAAGTTTCTGTTAAAAAGAAAGGAAGTCGAGATGAAGGGAATAGTGTGTACACAGTAGATATACCTAATGTAAATAAAGATGAATTATATAGAAATGTACCGTGGTTTGAAAGAAATGTAAAAAGGAATTTAGTTGGTGCTGCTTTTCAACAGAAAATTATTATAAGGTCGGGAGGTATAGAATCGGGACCTATTCGTTTCTTCTCTTCTACATCTTCTCCTGAAAGAGAGTTCCAACTTTCTAATTCCATATCAGGTTTAGGTTTGGGTCCTCAAGAACAATCGGTGGCTATCGCAGGTCTTACGAAGAACGGAATGGTTAATGCTTTAGCTTCAAGATTTACTTATGAAAATTCACAGCCTTTATACATCGACATTCTGAAAAATCCAACTCTTACATCTGATGAACAAAAACAAGCTATTGCAGAGAGACAACAAGGTTTTGTGAATGGTGTTCAGAACTTAGCTTCTAAAATTGCAAGTGGGAATTACAAATTAAAAGTGTCACCTGTTATGGGTAACAACGGTGCTATTAGTATAGTGGATAGTCGAGGAAATACTGTTAGTAAGATGATATACCCTAACATAGATGATTATGAAAAGGTTGCGAGATTGATAAAAACTTCATCTTCATCTGCACTAACCGTTTATGTTAATGATATAATAACGCGAGAATTGGCGAATAAAGGAACAGGTCCTTTAAGTCAAACATTTACAAGTATATTTAACCTATAATTGAAAAGATATGAGTAGTTGTCAAATAATATTTAATAAGAAAGGTGAGATATTGGGAGTTAACGCTCCCAATGGTCAACCTTCGATGCTTTTTGAAGAGGGTTATAAATACTTATCGGGTGAAGATTATGTTAGTATTAAAGATATTGAGAATAAGGCTTTTGGTATTTCTAATGAAGGTGCTTACAAATTAGCATCTGATTTTCAAAAAGTAGGTTTAACAAAAGATGTTTCTTTTCGACCTGATTCTGAATTTGAAAATTCTGAGAAGTATATAATCGAGGATGGTAATTTAATCATTAATGAGGATACTTTCAGACCTGATACTAAAATTACTGAATTATCAGATTTGTTTTATAATAAGTTAAAGGAAACAGAACCTGTAACTTTTGAACAAGGTTTAGCTCAGATAGAAAAGTCTTTATTGGATTTAAACAGTCCTTTGTATAAAATACAAAACGCTGAGAATTTCGAATCCTTTGAGTCTACACAAGGTATTTTAAAAACTCTGATGGGTCAAGATGGACTTGTGTTCAAAGATTTAACTAAAAATTCAAGAACAGGTCTTGCTAATTGGGTCAGAAAACAGTTTAAAGCTATTCAACAATGGTTAGGGGTTAAGTCTGATATAGACGGAATGACTGTTAAGGACTTGATTAAAGAGAAAGGTTTAGATGTTTATATTGGTAAAAAACAAAATTTAAATGAGCAAGAAGCTAAACAATATGCAGATGAAGCTGCTAACTATGTGGGTGTCACTCAAAGTGCTGAATTTAAAGCTTATGCCGACACTAATCAGATTCTCACAGACATAAATGGTGAACCTTTGTTGTCGGAGGTTATTGCATATGAAAGAAATAAACCTTATCATTTTACAGAAGGACAACAAATAGCAGTAACTAAACTTTCTAATGTTGGAGATGGTGTTTTAGCCTACAAAGAAGCGTTTTTAGATGCTGATGGAGATTTCAAGATTGATGAACAACAGTTACGAGATTCAGGTGTTTTCACAGAAGCTGAGATAGCAAACTTCTTAGATAATCCTCCAGCGAATTTGGAACAGATAGTTAGAAATATTGATAAGGTGGAAACCACTTCTTTTGACTCAGAAGTGTCGTTTGCTTTAATTGATGAATTTGACGAGATAGGTCTTCATAAAACTAAGAATGTTGAAGAATTTATTAAAGATACCATTCGTTCGGGTAATCAGATTGATAATGACTCTCAATATGAGAACTTCTTAGATAGATTACCTTCTAACATTTCAGACTCGATTCGTGCTAACGAAACAATAAACAATTACATTAAGGATAAGTTAACGAAGGGTCGTAAGATAGATGTTAAGACTTTTGAAGACGGTGAGGTGGTTGATAAGTTGGAGCGAGATGTTGCTAACGAAATTAAAGAAACACTCATCCTTGATGGAGGAAATGTGGATAATTGGATATTAGACATAGATTCTTTATTATCTTTTAGTTACGATGTTCTTTTAAGTGACGCATCTAATGTTCATTATTTCTTGGATAGAATATCTGAACAAGCGATTGATTTTAATCTTGATTTGACAGATTTGAAAAAACGAGCAAATGAAGTTGAACTTGAAGAAACTATTGAGTTTTTACAAAGTTTAAGACAATTTGCGTCAGAGATAAGAGATGGGTCATTGACCGATTCTGATATAGAAAGTTTTGCTGACGCTTATAGTGATTTCTTTAACTTGTCTAATGATTTTGTGGTTGATAACTCACCACTGTTCTACGGTAGAAATGTTGTCAAATTTAATGAATCTGTTGCTGATGTTACAGCTTTTGATAAAGGGTATGTTAGATTACAAGGTGATTATTTTACAAAAGTTGATAAAAAAATAACTTTTAAACAAGCCTTGGGTCGAGTAGTGGATTCTTATTTCGATAGGGATGTAAAGTTATTTAAAGACATGCCTGATTTTACAAAAGATTCACAGGTGGAGAATTGGGTTGTTGAAAAGTTCAAACCTTTTGTTTCTCAAAAGATGATAAAGAAGTTTGGGGATAATGCTTACTTAATGCCATTCTATCAGAACATCGTTGGGGCAGATATGGGCGAACATGTTAAAACAGGTTATACACAGGAGAATATTGATGATTTCTTAAGACTGAAAGAATTACTTACTTCTGAAAAAACAATTAAGGATTTGGTTAATAACTTCCCTGCTGCGGTTCAAGAGATGAAACTGCGTATGAAGTTAAATCCTGAATCTTATGGTAGTTATGATAGTATTGTTAAATGGTTGAACATTGTTAAAGATGGTGTTTCTTTGGAAAACAAAGGTGCTTTAAGTATTTTAAAAAATCTTGTAACAGATAATAAGATTTTTAAAACTTTGCAGAAAATGTTTACTAAAGATGTAGGGTCTGATACGCTGACAGGTAAGTTCAGAGATGAGTTATCTTTCGTTAAAGAAAACTTAGATAAGGTTGATGATATGGAAGACTACGATACTGAACAACTAGGAAGTCTTGTGAGGGTGGATGGTGCTACAGAAAGTTTCTTAAAACGGGGAGATAAGGTTTATCATAACATTAAAGGTACTTCTGTGTACCAAGATGTGACAAACTTTGAGAGTTTGAATGATAGGCAATTGGTTGAAGAATTTAGGCATCTTGATGAAAACTATGTGAAACAGATGATTATTCAACCTAAGGTTGAGGAATCCTTCAAAAACGAACAAAATGTTAGTAAACAATTCATAGATGAAGCCTATGAGTGTAAATAACGTAAAGTTGCAACTTATTATTTTTAGGTTGCAACTTTTTTTCATTAAATTTGTAGCTCGAAAATAAGTGAAAAATGACATCGAATATAAATAATTTTAATCCTAATATGAGTTTACAGGAGTATAAAGCTCCTACACCATTGGATTTACCTGTACCTCAATATGTTCCGTTGAGTACACCTACAATATACGACCCACCTAAGTTTGATATTCCTTCTTTGAATACAAATGTTGGAGGGAATGGTAAAAAAGGAGATGGTTGGGATATAGATGGTTTCATGAGAGACCTTAAAACCGACCGTTTGACAAGTAATGTTGCTTTCAATACAAGTGGTTTTGCATCTCAAACAGGTTTTGGGGCCATTGGTTCCGATTATGGGAAGATGACACTTGAGGGTAAATCTCAAAGATTTGAAGATTTATACGACTTTAATTCTGATGGTAAAGGTGTTAAAAAGTTTAAAAATTTTTATGACCCTTCTACAGACGAAGATAGATTAGCAAGACAACAAGGTGCTTTTGAGAAAACCTTAAACGGTATAATGAAAATGCAGAATACCGTTGCGACTACTGTTGCGAGAGGTACTGTGGGTGTTGTTTATGGACTTGGTTCTTCTCTTGCAAATTGGGACTTGTCTAAAATGTATGACAACTCCTTGCAACAATCATTGGGTGATTGGGATATGGAAGTTAGAAGTGCTCTTGCTAATTATCGTACGAACGAAGAGAAACAACGAAGTTTCTTAGGTAAGATGGCAACTGTTAACTTTTGGGCAGACGATTTCTTACAAGGGGTTGGGTATATTGCAGGTATAGCATTAACTCACTATATAACAGGAGGTATTGGTAGTAGGGTTACAGCTCTTGCAAGAGGTACTACGGTTGGTGCTAATCCAAGTGTTCTTGCAGGTTTGAGTGGTGAACTTGGTGCGGTTGCAAATCAGGCTACGGCTTCCTTATTGAAAGACTCTGCAAAAGGTCTTTTAAAAACCTTTATTATTTCTGCTGGTTCTGAAGGTGCTACAACAGCTTACCAATTTAGAAACGATGCGATTGATAGTTATATTGCAAAATCTATAGCAAAAAAAGGCTATGTTGACCAAAAAGAGTTTGCAGATTATGTAGACAGTTCTTCTCGTGCTGCGAATGGTGTTTTCCTTGTATCGAGTGCGGTTTCTGCTGCTTCTGACTTTGTTCAGTTTGGTAAGATATTAGGTGTAAGTCCTGGATTATCTAAGATTGGAAGTAAACTTGGTTTAGACAAGCTTGCTAATAAATTATGGATAGGAACAGGTATGAATAAAGCTACTTCTGAAGCTTTAAGAGTTGCTTTGGGTAAAGGTGGTGCTGAGGCACTTGAGAAGTTTTTAAGTTTGGAAGGTAGAGAGGCCTTTTCAAGAACTTGGAAGGGTAAAGCGTTAGAACATATCGCGAGTAAAGGTGGTAAGATGGCAATGGAAGCTATTGAAGAAGGTGGTGTTGGTGTTGCGGAGTCAATGGGTTGGGCTGCTTTAAATTCCATGTATGATGTTGACAACTTACATAAAACTTCTGAATATATAGAAGGTGGTTTTTCAGGTTTCTTCGATATGGATAACTTTGTAGATGCTGTTGATAAGCAAGTTTCAACACCTGAAGGGAGACATGAAATGTATATGGGTGCTTTGTTAGGTCTTGTTGGAGGTAGTTTCATGAGGGCTGCGACTGGTGATTTTAAAGGTGCTGTTCAAGAACTTACGAGTAATGAATTTGCTCAAGAGAGAGCAAGAAGAGCTAATGCTTTCACTCAGATGCAGGACTTGTTGAGGAATGATATTGAGGCGGGTATGACTTCTGATAACTTTGGAGCAGTGGCAGATTCTTTTATTGAAAGAATGAAAAGAATTACAGCAGCAGGTGTTCAAACAGACAAAGCGAATGAGATGCGTGAACAAGGGGCAATGTTTATGGCTGACCTTCTTGATAGTTCTGCAAGCTTTGACCAAATGATGATGCTTTCTGAAAGAGTCTTTGGTGGAAATTCAGCACTTGATAACTCTGTACAACAACTATTCAATGCGAGAGTAGACGCATTAGATAATAATACTCTTAGACTTGAACATGGTTTTGAAACAGAAGAGGATGTTAAAGCTTTGAAAGAAGCTTACAAAGAAAACTTCGTTAAGCGTCAAGAACGTTTTGATACTGCTATAAAATATGCTCAGGATTATGCTCAACTTCTTAACCAAGACGAAAACAGTACATTGATTGATGTTTTAGCAAGACAGCGATACATGTACGACACTGCTTTGGAAGCAAAAGATACTTATGGTAAGCGTATTGCTGACAGTTTAAATATAGCTCAAGGTCAAGAGTTTCAAAATATTCTCGATAGTGTTATCAAAGGTTACGACGACCTTGGTGATAGAATTACAGATTTGCAAAAACAGCGAAACGACATTGAGAAAAAGTTAAAGAAACTTCAAGAGAGAAGGTTAAGAGAAGCTTCTAAAAAAGGTGATATTACGAATACTAAAAAAGGAGTTAATGATAATGCTCAAATTCGTGATTATCAAGAAGATATTGAACAACTTCAAACAGAACTTGAAGAGGTTCAATCTCAAGAAGAGGCTTTAGCAGAAGAATATAACAGGGCGAAACTTGCACAAAATGCAATTTCTAATAGTAATAATCCAAACGCTCAACAAGCTATGGATAATAGAACTCTTAGAGCCGACCTTACTTTTACAGAGATTGCCAAGATGTATGACGATGTAAACAATCTTGGTAATATCGCAATGACTCTTAGAAGTACTCCTGAATACGAGCAGTCGGGGAAAGATTTCTTAAACACTTTAGAGTCTTACACAAATGCTGTTAATGCAATCGATTCCATGGAGCGTTTCTTTGATGATGTTGAAAAGTCTACTAAGACGGATGGAGTTGTACCACGAATTGTTCAAAAGGTTGCTGACTTCTTTGGTAGGGAAACCAAAGATAGAAGTGATAGGCAGGATAGGGGTAGACAGGCTTATATTGATAACGATGGAAATGAAGTTAAGAGTGAAGAAGACCAATTTGTAGAAGATTTGGTAGAAGATGTTATTAACTCATTACCTACTGAAAAAGCTCGTAAGAAAGCTCGTGCTAACGCTGAAATGATGGAAATTACTAAGGCTCTTGTTAGACTTCAGTATAGAACTCGTTTCAATAGACAGGGTGAAGTTGTACAACAAAATTATAATTTCTTGAATGCTATTTATGAAAGGGACCCTTTTGAAACAGTTTCTGATGAAGAATGGACTGCTTTTGCAAATGAGGAATCTTTTACTAAAGAGGAAGTTATTGACGAGGCTACAGGTCTTGGAACAGGTGATTATGTTTATAACACTAACGATAAAGTTAAGGGTGTTGTTGACAATATTGTCGAGAGGGTTGTTAATGGGGAGAAATTATCATTGAGGGAACGAAAAATCTACGATGCTTTGAACGCTCAAGATGCTGACTTCTTTAACACACTTGTTAATCAAGCGATTAAGGATAATAACAACAGCACTACTACTATTGGTGGTAACAACACTCAACAAAATTCTCAGAATAACCAAAACACTTCTAACGACCCGAACGCTACTTTGTTTGAGGAAGTGAGTAGAAGGGTTGCTGAAAGAATGGCAATGATTTCTAGGCAGACAGGTGTTTCTGAAGATGATGTTGCAGATATTATCAACGAGTCGCGAGAAATTGACCAAGTAACTCAAGGTAGTAATGGTAAACCTCGAACGAACCTTCAGAGAGATATAGAGGCTTATAAAGATTTAAGTACGAGAAATGATTTAACAGAGGATGAGGAACAACAATTACAGGATTCGAAAGATAGACTTGCTGTTATGGATTCTGCTATCAACATTGCAGAAAAATCAAGTTTGTTGGATGACCTTGATTTGTTGAATCAGTTGAGTCAGTACGCAGATAACAAGAGTGAAGTTTCTAAAGATTATACACCTGACACAGTTTCTGATTCTAATGGTAAACCTTTCTCTGATGAAGAAGTTGGCGGTGGAAGGTCCGCAAATCATGCTCAAAACTATTCTAATGCCTTTATGACTGTAGAGATGGATGATGACGGTAATCAGTTTATAAATCTTTCGAATCTTTCTTTAAAAGGATTTTTGAGTAGGTTTACTGCTACAAGATTAACTCGTACTAACAAGAAGGGTGTTACGACTGACTTGAAAGACGCAAGTGAGATTAAGGCTGATGAAAATGCTGTTTACACTATTACCACTGCTAAAGGTACTTATAGTTTTAAATATAATAAACACGGTAATATACTTTTAGATGCTAATGATACGACTACTTTGTTAAATCTTAGAGAAGAAACGAAGTTAGATACTACTGTATTGTTGAGTAATAAGTTTTCTAACTACTCTCCTTTGTATGAAATAGACAATGCTGGTAATTACCACCCTGTACCTTCTGATATTGAAGTGGAAACAAAGGATGGTAAAAATTATAAAATTGACCAAAACGCGGTTAAGGAATTAAAACCTGGAGATGAGATATTTATAGTTTATCCTACTGATGCAGTTTACAACAAAAGAAGAGTTAAAGGAGAAACAAGTGTTAAGGAGGATGTTTTATTACTTGGGGATTCTAAAGGTCGAATAGTAGGTGTTCTTAAAGCAGGACATGGTATAGGTGGGAAGTATGAGAGTTTGATGAGACTTCGTAACGAGGCTGTTACAAGGGTTAGAGATAAGAAGACAAATAAAGTGTTCAATGCTAATCCAAACCTTATCCATACAGGTTTATCTGTAACTGTTAATACTGTTGAAAACGGACACCCGAATATCCAGCTTTCAAGAGATGCTAACGGTAATTTGATAAATCAACATTTCACAATACCTAATCAGCTTGCAAGTAATGTGAAGGTGTTAGGTTTCGGTATGTACGACTCTCGTAAAGCTGAGGATGACCCTTCTAAATATTCACTAAGTGTTACAAACAAAGGTGTTAAGGATTTATCGTTATCGAGACAGAACTTTAGATTTGTAAATGGTGCTGCAAAGAGTTCCTCTAACGGTGTAGTATCTTATGTTTTGTTGGAATATAATGGGAAAACGGTTGCTTACCCTGTCTCGATGGTTCCTTCGAATGCTACAACACTTGCTGATACTGTTACGAGTATAACTTCTAATAAGAAGATTAGTTTAGCAGAAAGAGCGAAGATGGTTAATGAGTTGCTTATGGAACAGGGTATAGATGTTGTTTCAGACCCTCAGTATAAGCATTTGTTTGCAACTAAGGATAATGTTGCTAAACAGGACTATAATGACGCTATCACAAGGGATGTGAGTGTACCTGCTCAGTTTATGGGTTCTAAGTTGATGAGTGTGATGGATTTTTCACAAATAAGTGATGTCACAACTCTTAATATTAACCTGCAAGACGAGAATATTTTCTTTGCTCCTAAATTTTCTATGGACTTGGATAATATTATGGATGGAGGTATTGTGTGGAATAACAATACGAACACAAACCCTAATAATCCACCAGGAGGTAATAATTCTTCAAATAATAACACGAATAATAATTCGTCGAAGAAAAATAACAAGTCGTCAGGTAATAATAACTCTAATAACAATTCTTCAAACGGTACTACTGAGAACACTGCCAATAATGGTAATAAAACAGAGGATAAAAAAGAAGAAAAGTCTTCAACTGAGAACAAGAAAGAAGGTCCGAAAGATAGTTCAAATAACTCGTCTACAGATATGACGATAGAATCGTTCTTATCTCTTCAAACCAACGCTCAACAGAAAAAATGGGTGCGTGAGTTAGCGAGGAAATTAGGATTCGCTCGTATGATGGCTGAAACAAGAGTTGATGGTAAAGTTTCAATAGATGATATTGTCAATTACTTACAACATAAACTTGGTGAAGACACTCCTCAGAATTATAAGATGGCAGAGCATTATAAGGATACTTATTTAAACAATGTTATGTCCAAAGGTAAAACCATTGCTTATCTTATAGATAACATGATTGGTGAACAGATTTCGGAAGCTAAGAGTAAGGATGCTAAAAAGAAAACGGAAACTAAGAAAGAAGGACCAAAACCTGTTGAAGAGATTATATTAACTGAGGAAGTTAAGCCTGCAGAGGAGAATAACCCAGTTGAAGATGGGAAGTCTGAGAAAGAGAAGAAGGTTCCACCTAAGATAGAAAACAAACCTGTTGATAATAAAAAACCAGCAGATAGTTCGTCTATATCTTCCCTTTTATCACTTCAAAGTAATCTTGCTCAGAAGAAATGGGTAGAGGATTTGGCTAAGAGATTAGGTTTCACAAATCAGCTTGCTGACACAAGGTCAGAGGGTAAAGTTTTTGATGGTGACATCATAAATTACATAACCCATAAACTTGCAGAAGATACCCCTCAAAATCGTAAGTTAATTGAGTTCTATAGAACAAAATACTTAGAAGGTATCGCTGTTAAGGATAAAAACAAAAATCTTGCAGACGCTATTGATGCTATGATAGAAAACGAAGCTTCTATGGATTCTGAACAGCAGGTAGAAACTATAAACGAAGAGGCTTCCGAACTATTCCCTGAGTCTTTATTCCCTGAAACAGGTTCTTCTGAGAAAACTTCTACTAAGAAGAGAGATACTAAGAAAGATACCAAAAAGTCTAAAAAGACTACTGTTTCAGATAAAAATTCTAAGAACAACTGTAAATAATTTTTAAATTAATTTGTTAAATGACACCTTATTATTTTCAAGGTGTCATTTTTTTTATATATATTTGTGGACTGAAAATAGAAACATAATGCCAAATATAAATGATAAGGAGTGTGTAGAGTACATTTATTCTACCGATGGGTGCGACGAATGTTGTGAACTTCGTGAGAAGCCGAGGATTGGTAAGTTTGAAGATTTCGACACACAGTATGCTCCATTATTTGTAGATATGTTATTTACAGGAGCGAAAGTAAGACATAGTGAAATAACGAAAGACCCGATAAAAGACGGGTATAAATTCTATATATATTTAAAAACACCGATGGAGGTAGGTACCGTTTTCTATACAGATACTCACCAAAGAGATTACTTTTTAGCAGAGTTTAAGGGTGTGGAGCGAGATAACTCTTACGTTTATAGGGTTAAATCCATGGACAACTGTTCTGTAAATGAATTAGATAGAAACAATTTAAGAAAAGGATTAACAATACACAGAAAAGGAATATTAACAAATGAGCTGTAAGATACAATTCCCTGCTGGTGTGCAGGACAATGTGACACTAAATAATAGTGAAAAGCTGGCACAAGCAACCGTTTTGGATATAGACGGAAATCCTTCCTCTTTATGGAATGATATGACAAGTAAGGTGCCTGTTTTTGAGAATTTGGAAAATACATTTACGACTTTTGCAAATGTTTACGAGAGAGGTTTGGAGAATAAAGGATTTGAAACTAATCCTGAATCGAGAGAGCCTAAACTATTTTTCCAATCAACAAGTGGTAAGATTTTCGAATCTTATAAAGATGCTTTACAAGATAGTAATTCTGAAGGTAAAGTTTCTTTTGGGTTTAAGAGAGATGATAGTTTGTACCCAATAGGTCATGTTACAACAAGTATAAACCCTAACACTCGAGAAGGTCTTATCAATGGTGGTATAAAAGATGGTTTGCTTTCAGGGGAAACAATTGCAGATAGCCGTGGTAAATTATTCTTGAAACCTGAAGGAGGGACTCAGACTGAACAGATGTTGAACGCTTCAATGTTTAGAAAACAGGCTGAGTATAACAATCTTGATTACACACAAGAATATAAAAACGGAACCGTTCATATTAGTAACAATGTACTTACGACGGGTGTTGAAGATGGTAAAGGAAATCTTATAACACCTCAAGATGTTCTTGAGAACTTTAATGATTTCGCTGAAAGAACTTCTACTAAAGAAGCAGCCGATGTTGTTGTTGATGAGTTAATACGAAATGGAGAATATGATAAGGTTCTTGCTGGATTTGAAAACTTACAAGTAGATAGTAATAAAGAACTTGCTACAAGGTTGTTTGAGATAATAAATCAATCAGGTATAACCTTGATGAGTATTGAAAACTATAACAAACGATACGCAGAAATACACGGTCAGGAAATGGACGCAGTGGCTCTTGCAGATGTCGCAAATGGTATCATTGCTCTTAGTGAGGGTGTAACACTTGAAGATTTAGCAGAAGAGGTTTCTCACTTTGTGGTAGAGGGTATGCTCGAACAGGAGATAGACACACTTGTCAATAGTGAAGAATTTCTAAATAGTAAAGAGTATAACGATAATTACCAAACCTACAAAGATATTTACGAAAGACAAGGTTATGAAGGTAAGGAGTTAGAAAGAAAGGTTCAAAAAGAGATACTTGGTAAGATGTTAGCGAGTGGTATTCTTACTCGTTATCAAAGTGCTATAAACACGGACCAAAATGCTGAACCTGGTTTCTTAGAAAATTTAAAGAACTTTGTAGACAAGTTGGTTGCAAAAATCAAGTCTATGCTACCGAACAACATGAGTGCTTTGGAGCAGTGGCAGAGTGATTTATCAGATAAGTTGTTAAACGATAGAGTGGAGAGTATTCTTAATTTGAAAGAAATTCAAAGTAAAAACAAAGATACTCTAAACCCTGTTTTCTATGCAACTAATTCTAACAAGATTGCTCTTGCAACACTTAAAGATACATTAGACGCTTTAGAGGGTCGTTTGCAAAGAATCCGTAGGGCGAATATATCAGATGTTGAAGCTTACAACTACGAGGTTAGACGAGCAATTCAGGCTGTAGAAGCTCAAAATGAAAAACTTGCAATCCATACTTTGGTAACGATTGCTGAGAGTATGGCGAATAAGACAGCGTCGGATATTAAGCGTTTAACGAGTGGTCACAAAGGTATTCGTAATGAACACTTACTTGCAGACATTCGTATCATGGAAACCCAAATGATACCTGCTCTTCAAGAGTTGCAAGCAAGTTTCGATACTTTTGGGATTGATGGTGCTGAGAAAGCAAATCTTGATAGAATTATATCTGTTGTAGAAACAATTGCTTCAGATAATAAAAGAAAAAGTATAAAGGTTACAACTACTAACGCTGAACAACAGGTTAAAGAGTTGTTGAAGAAATATAATATTCCTGAAGAGGCATATTTCCATATTGCAAAATCTTTGTTTGGTAGACAAGCGGATATTAGTCAGCTTTATGCAATGTTCGGTAACCCTGAACACTCACAACATTATGCTATTGGGATGCTTGGTAAAATCATTGCTAACAATGGTATTAAGGCAAGAGCTTTGATGAATAAGTATGCAGGTGGGATTATAAACGTTTTAGATAAGTTTAAAGTTACTTCTGATGACCAAAAACTTCTTATTGAGAGAACAAATGACGGAGCAGATACAGGAAACTTTATTTCACACATTAACACTGCTGAAGCCGAAAAAGCTTATTACACAGCGTTGTTAGATGCTTACAACCAAGTTAAGCATGGTACAGATAAGGACTCTTATAAAACTATGGAGGAGTTTGAAAGTGAAGGTTATATTTTTAAAGATTTATCAGATACTGAACAAATTCAATATAACGAAGAGAAAATAAAAGTTGACCAAGAATACCTAAACACTCGTTATACTACAGATGTTTACAACAAGATGAATGCTGTTTATAAAGCATTAGGTATGGGTCAGGAAGCATTAGACTTCTTAAGGTCTAATTCGGCAAGAAGACATGACTTGTTGAAGAAGATTATGGACAGCGACGGGAATATTAAACTTGAAGCTCTTAAGAGTTCTAAATTCGTTCTTCAAGATTTACAGTTGTTAGCAAATGAGAAAGCTGCGGCTACATCTCTTACTAACCCTTTAACAGGTGAAGTTTATGGTACTGTTAATGAAAGTAAACTTAGAGATATAACTTATACTTACGAAGATGCTAATGGTAAACAGGTTACAGAATCCTTTAAAATACCAACTATTGAATTAGCAAATGGTGTAGATATAAACGATTCTTCTGTTAAACGAGCAGTGGATTTGGTAAACATGAACTTGTTTAATGTTGCAAGATTCCAAAATGAAACTCGTACCATTAATGATAACTATCTGAATGAGGTTTCAAGAATTGAAGATTCTATCGCTCAGAAATATGGGTATAAAGATTTTGCTACTTTTGAGAAATCATCTCGTGCGAATAAATCTGCTATCTATAAGGAGATAAACGAAACTCTTTTAGACTTTGTACAGATAACGGGTGGTTTATCATTCTCTGAATCGTTTTATGCTAATCTTTCCACGGAACAAACAGCTCCGTATAAACAAAAGTTAGATGAGATTATAAATGATACAGACGATGACCTTGTAAAAGATACGGCTGAGAAACTTAAGACTTTGATGACGAAGCGTGCCAATCTATTAAAAATTCATAGAAACAAATTGAATTTTGCTGAAATAGATGGGGATGAGATGTCTGATGTTGATAGAAAACATATTCGAGATTTAGATGCTGATATTAAAACATTAAAGCGTGAGTTGACGGGTATGATTGACGAAGATTTGAATGGTAAGTTAAGAGAGGATTTTTCTTCTTACGAGATGAACTCTTCATTTGAACAAGAATTGAAAGATTCAGGGAAAAATAAGTTAGACTTTATGGTTCAAAACTCTATTAACCCTGCGAAGTATCAAGCAATTCGTCAAACCTTTACTAAAGCTTTAACAGAAGGTAAATTAAGAGGTGGTAAAGATATTATCAACTTCTTAGAGGAGCAAGGTGTTTTAGATAATGGTAGATTAACTCCTGTATATGCAAACATATTAAGTGACCAAGCTGCGATAGAAGAACTTGCTTCGAAGTATATGGTTAGAAATATGCCGTCGTATTACACTCGTTTTACACCAAAAGGGTATGATGCTTGGAAGAGACTAATCGACCAAAAGATATATCATACAAATGGTAAACAGTCTTCATTTGGTAACTTCTTAAGAAATGCTGTTGCAGAGAAAAGGGCAACTAACCCTAAGTTTGAACATGCTGTGGAACAGTATATCACTATTAACCCAAGTCTTCAATATACTGACGGAAATGGTAAAACATTTAAAGAACAGATAAACGAAGATTTTGATAGTGATAGTCCATTCGGAGGTAGACAGTTTAAAACTGAAAAGTTTATAAATGAGAAATTCTTCCAAACATTCACGGAGATAGACAGAGATGCTTATCTTAAAATGAATGATACGGAGAAATGGGAGTATATGCAGAATTTAGCAGAGAAAACCAACGATGGTAAATTTGCTTTGTATGTTGAAGCCTTGAAAGCTAATAAACAAGCATATGAGAATTATGGTTTAGGAAGTAAATACTCTATCTTTAGAAGACCTCGTTTTAGAAAGAATACTGTGGAAAGTGTTGGTCAAACATTAACAAGTCCTAAAGATGCTGTTGTTGGTTGGTTTAACAAATCTTTCAAACAAGATGCTTCTAAACAGGACGAGGGTGCTTTCCAAGAGGGTGTTAACTTAACATTGGGTACAGACTATAAAACAATGCCAAAGCGAGGTATTCATAACTTTGAAGATATGAATGACTTAACGGAAGATGTTGCTTCTGCAGCGTTACAGTTCTTACACCACTCTTCTGACTATCTTGTGAAAGAAGAAACTTTAGATGATGCTATGATGTTAGGTTCACTAATTGATAGTCAGGTATTTAAAGGGAACCTTAAAGGTAAAGAATCACAGGTTAAAAAGATGTATAAATCTTTTGTTGATTCTCATTGGTATGGTATTAAGAAAGTTGGTAGATTTGAATTATTCGGAATGGATATTTCTAGAGTAGTAATGTGGTTGTCTGACTTTATCGGTAAGGTAAATACATCATGGTCATTATGGGTTGCCGCAACAGGTAATACATCAGGTAACGTTTTTGCTTTATCAGAAGCTGTTGCAAGTCAATATTATGATACTGATGATTGGAAGAGGGCTTTCGGAACTTCGTTTGTTTCTACGGGAAAAAATGCAGCCGAAACGGGTAAAGCGAAGAGGACAAACAAGATGTATCTTACTCTTCGAGCTTTAGGTGTTCAAGGTTATGGTGTTGAAGAAACAAACTTTGCAACAGGTCATAACAGAGCTATTCAATCTCTTCTTAATGAACCAGCTTATAAATTGGCAGACTCTGTTACTGAACAAAACCGACATTTGTTTGGAGCCACCATGCTTTTAGCAACAAAACTTTATAAAGGTCGTTGGATGTCTAAAGCTCAATTTGAAATGGTTAGAAGGAGAGAAGGTGCTGATAACGCTTCTATTAGAGCAGAGTATAAAACATTACCTTCGCTTTACGATAACTATAATGTTAGTGAAAATGGCGACCTTGCTATAAGTGAACAAGGTAAGAAGTTAGCATTGGAACAGTTAGAAAAACTACATCCTGGTGTAGAGCAAAGTAAGTTAGAAGCCATGTTGGATAATGATGCTCAAGTATTCCTTGATTTAGGAACGAGATTAGTTTCGTTACAAACCAACTTAGAAGGTACTGTTGCTCAAGAACAGAAATCTGCTGCGAGTAGACATTGGTTAGGGAAAGCATTCCTTGTAAACCGTAATTGGTTCTTCAATAAGATGCAGAGGGATTTTAAAGCAACTCACTTTAACTATATTACAGGTCAGTATGAAGGCGGTGGATTAGTGAGTGCTTTCAAGATGCTTAGAAATATTGGGAATAAGTTTAGAAAGAACATTGCAACTTCGGGTGACTTAGACCTCCTAACCGCTTCACAACGAAAACTTTTTGAAGATTCTAATATGTCGGATGCCGATAAGGCTGCGATGATTCAACATTTCCAACAGCTTAACAAGAAGCAAGGGATTCAGAAAGGATTTGAAATGCTTCTACATTTTGTGTTAGCAGGTATAGGAGCAATGTTGTTGGCGGGATTTGCTTCCGATGATGAGGATAAAGAGAATTGGATGTTACAATCATTACTATATGTTTATCTGAGAACTGTTTCAGAATTAGGTTCTACTCAGATACATACAGGTGGACCTCAGGCGTTAGAGATGATGAAAACACCTACAATGATTATGAATCCGTTTGTTGATTTATTCAAATCTCTTTCTTTTGATGAAGTTTCATCGGGAACTTATAAAGGAATACCGAAGCTGGGTCAGTGGTTTATTAAGTATTCTCCTGCAAGACAGTGGTTTATGCATGAAGACCCATTCCGTTCAATGAGCACTTACGCGTTCCACAACTCGGCTTCACTTGGTCTTGCGAATTTTAAGAGAGCAAAAGATTTCGAAGCTTTAGTAGATGATGATGGAGATGATTACGATTATGATGAAGAATAGATAAAAAGAAAGTCCGCTTTATTTAGCGGACTTTTTTAATTTAGTAATGTAGTCTAAAACTTGGGCACATTCTGTAAGAAGTTTTTCTCTATTTCTGTCCCAAGGACCACGAGGAAATATATTTTCTACTACCCATTTCAGGTAGCTCTCAGGTGCTTCAGATGGTTTTTTACCAACATATTTTCCAAAGTCGAATGTTATACCGCTGTCAGGGAATTTCTTTCTTATGTCGGCTTGGAATTTCTTCTGTGGTTCGTAAGGCATAGCACTGTCTTCACTACCTATTCTAACACCTGTTAATTGTTTACCTTGAGCGAACATTTGCCAACCTCTTCCTGGTACAAATTCTACTCTAAGGTCTTCAAGTTTACCAAATCGTTTTACATTATTTCCATAATCGATTAGTAAAACATGGTCTTTGTCAGGGTGTTGTCTAACTCCTCTTCCTAATATTTGATAATGTAATACATAAGACCCTGTTGGTCTACCCATTATCACAGCTTGTAGTTCAGGATAGTCAAATCCTGTATTTCCCATAATCGCAATTTTACCTTTACGACGGGTAATCAATGTCCCTTTCGACATTGTCATACACCAAACTTCTTCTTTTACTATTTTATGAAGTTTAGCATCTTCGTTAGATAAAGTAACTTTATTTGTTAAATAAAAAGTTATTTTAAAGTAGCCTTCATCTAACGGCTCAATCGTTGAAGTAATACCATTACATACAGCGATTTCTTGTAGTAAATCAAGCACATCTTTATTGAAGTGGATGTTAGAGTACACTTTTGATTTTGGTTGCCTATATGCCCTACAAAAGACCCTCACAACCTCTAAAAATTCACCTCTTGTTAAGTCTTGTAAAATATACCTTAAAGAAGATACATTATTACAACTCATTCTAAGTAACATGGCAAGTTTTAAACATTTGTCATAATCAATCTTTTCAAGTTTTGGTTTAATGACTACTCCTGCTGTTGGTATTGTTACTTCTTTACCCACTAAATTATGTGCTTTTGTTTTATGATAAACACCTTTTTTATTAAGGATTACCATATCATGGTCATTGGTAACTCTCAGATTGGTAAGTTCGTTGTTAGCAACTTGAACCATACTTGTTGTATGAGTGTGCTGGTGGATATGGATAGGTTTTTCAAATGTTATAACACCTGTTTCCATATCATATTGAGCAACCTCATCATTTGGTTTTAGATACTTTTTAGTCTTCCAGCCGTTTTTCGTTAATACTTCTGTATCGGTGGAGAGACAGGTTAGAATACCATAGTTAAAAACATTCCAAATTTTACCCTTTTTAAAATCTGTAATAATTTTTTCTCTTTCTTTTGCGTCTGTACTACCAGCTAAATATGCAGATTTAGGAATAAGTTCTGCCATTCTTGAAGCTGTTTCCAATGAGTCACAGAATGTTAAAGTTTTTGTTATTCCTTCAGCATTCAGTTTCTTAACTCGTTTGTAGATATTATTGTTAATACCTTGAGCTGAGATTGCTTCTTGAATACTTGTTTCTGTATATTCTGAACCTGTCGAGTTCCATCGAAGTTTACCCTCGTCAAAGTCGTGTTGTTCGTACATTGTTTTAGACCAAAACTTATCTGCAATATCTTTTACTTGTACAATGTGAATAACATCTTTAAGAAACGGAGTGTCTCTTAAAATTTTATTTGTTATAAAGTTTATTACAGAGTAAGAGTCGTTCATCTCTCCTAATCCTGAATAAAGTCTACAAGGTGTTGCTGTAAAACCTATAATAATTTTAGGGTTTACGATGTCTATAAACTGACGAAACATTGACCCTTTCGTTGGAGGATATTGATTACACTCATCCACAATCACATTTACAACACCGTGCTTTTTAAATTCTTTTGCTTTCTTGTAAATACTTCCAATAGTAGCATAAGTAATATCTCCCAATTCTTTGGATTTAGCACCTGCTGAATATACTTTTGCGTCACCACCTATGGCTCTAAGCTTTTCAAGATTTTGATTTAATAATTCGACGGTTGGTTGAATTACTACGGTTTTACCTTTAAGCATGTGTGCCGTGGAAGAAATACATATTGATTTCCCTGAACCCACAGGTGATATAACCAGCCCTCGTTTCAGCACAATGTCATCGTTTTTCAGATATGCATCAATCTTGTCTAAGATTTCTTGTTGATATGGTCTGAGTGTTATCTTTTTCATCTTGTTATCGTATTGTCTTTAAAGTTTAATATAAAATTGTTTTTACTAATAATATCGTTTCCTAATATTCCGTCTATTTCTATATGGTCGTCTTGATAAATAACTTCCTTAATCCTTGTATAATCTTTGGCATAAATTGTAGTTTTTAGAAAGGTATCGCCTAACTTTAATTTAACTTTGTGAGCGTTGAATAATTTATTCTCTGACCCACCAAATCCTTCTGCGTTTATCGGTGCAAGGTCGCCAACCACACCTCCTACCTGCTTTATTGTTTCCGTGTGTAAAGATGTAAACGAAGCCCCTGTGTCTAATAACAGAAACTTATCTACACCGTTAACTTGCACTTTAACAATTGGTAGACTCGAACTTGTGTAAATTTTAGTCACATAAGTTTCGTCTTGCAAAGATACATCTTTTTTACAAGAATACAAACAAATTGATAAAAAAATTGCACTTAAAAATAATTTTTTCATTATTTACTATTTAAAAATTAATTCAAAACAAAAAACACCCCTGTTACGGGGTGCTTTCGAAAGTCTACTCAACGACTTCCACTTTAACCTTAATACGCCCCGACCTCAAATCTGAAATTTGTCTAAAAGCACCTTTAGTAAGGTCTACATTTTTGTGACCGTTAGGGTAGTTCATGAACTCACCTCTATCAGTTACAGTCACAACAACATGTTTTCCATTAGCTAAATTTGTTACCTTTAGCTTTGTTCCAAACTTGTACTTCGTATGAGCGGCACAAGTCATAGCATTTTCGTTGAAAACACTTCCGTTTGCGGTCCTTCTAACCTTTCCTGGATAAGCATACCAAGTAGCCTCACCATTATTAGCGAAAGACAAGGAAAACAGTGTGGTTAAGGAGAGTATTAAAATCTTTTGGATTAACCTCATTTAACACGCATTTATTTTCACTTACGACTGCCAACATCGTCTCTTTTTAAGTTACCAACAGAGGTAACAGGCATTATTTGATTACTTTCTTTGTTAGCTCTTCAGCCAAGTTTACAAAGTGGTCAAAATCTGTTTCGTAAGAGCCTGTAAAATATAACTCTTTTCTTAAACCTTTCGGAGGAGCAACTCTTCCATATTGAAATAAGTAGTGTAGTTCTTTGTCCTTTTTGTCAGAATAAACTGTTTTATTAAATTTATAATCTCTACAAATCATTTCATAAAGAGGACTTTCCTCTAAACTCGGTCGAGTGGCGAAAACATTTGGTTGCTTCCATATTAAATTGTGCAAAGCATAAGTAAAAGAATCAGCATGTAGATGATTTTCAACAGTTTGAATAATCGCTTTTGGACTGAAACCTGTTTCATTCATAAACCATGCCAATCGCTCTCTGAAATTTTTACCTGCTCCATTACCTCGTTCTTCATACAGTTCTTTAAGTTTCTCTTCTACAAGAATAACCTCATCGGTAACTAAAGGTTTATCTAAATTCTCTAAAAATGCTTTACCTTTAGGACTTATTCTCAATCGCTCGCGAATAGTCTTTCCTGCTTTAACAAGAGTAAAATAACCTTCTTCTAACAGTTCATTTATTCTATTTGCATCATCTTTGGAGATAAGGTCTACTTCTTTTTGTAACACTTTAATTAGTAATATGTAATCACTGTCTGTTAAACCTGCTTTGTAAAGATATTCAAAATTAATCATAAGTTTTTCTATTTATTTTTAAAAAGGACAATCGTCATCATCATTTCCACTGTAAGGGTTGTCCATATCTTCTCCCCATAAATCTTCAGTGGCTTCCATTCTTGGAATATCAGGTTGTTTTTCAACCATCATCTGAAAACTATTTTCTACTTTCTTCTTTTTATAAAGTCGTTCCACCTGAAGGGTAACATCTCTATCATCTTCAGGGTCAGCATCATCTTGTCTAATCTTAACATAATGCCAAAAGATATTCCCTTTAGTTTCAAAAGCTGTTTTATCCCTTCTATTATCAATCATGAACTCCTGTAAATGAGGATACCTTTTTGTCTGAACAAACATGTATTTGTCGATTCCGAGCTTGAATGGATTGTGAATAATTAGGGTTAAATCTGAAATAAACATGATATTACTTGAATTATACAAATCCGCTGCTTTTGGAAAATGACTTTTGGGGTCACCTGTTCTACTTTCAAGTTCACGATTCATTTGTGAAAGGTTGATGAAGGAAACATTAGAAAACTCTTTCTTTAAATCGTTTTCATATTCTAACACTTCATCCATCGCTTGTTTTTTATTACCACTGTCTTTAATGAGTCCGAGGTGGTCTATGGAAACAATTACCTTCTCTTTATCACGATGTTGTTTTAGAAACTCTCTTACATTAACCAACCATTCTTTTGAAGTTAGTGGTTTTTCAATATAAAATATATTAGGGTGACTTTCTTTTTTGAGAGTGTCGTTAAACGCAGCTTCTTCCATTGCTGTAAATTCTTTATCTTCAGCAAGAATTTGTTTCATCGGAGATTTCATTGTTTCTTTAAGTCTCCTCAAAAGCAAGTTGAATGAAGTCATTTCATAGTTACATTTAAGTAGTACGAAATTATCACAATTCGGATTTAAGGTTTTATCGAACATATCATCTTCGATATGTTTGAGGATTGTTGTTTTACCAAATCCTGAGAGAGCCGCAATTGTTATAATCATTTGACTGAATATCCCCCCTAATAGGTTTTCATTTAAATGCGAATACCTTGTTATTATAGGTTTTTCCTCACCTTTCTTAATTTTCAAGATTTTGTTTTCCGCCTCCTTAATTACATCTTTAGATGGTCTAATAACACTTAAATCTACATTGTCTAACGTTACTTCAATTGGACTTGCCATTTTATTTTTCTTTCTTTATATAGTGGTAAATAATAAATATAAATTCTGAGTCTACTTTCTCAAACTCTATTGTTTTAATCTCCTTATCATAATTACTCTCTAACCAAGTATTTAACTCAGCTTTTACATCATCGAGAGATGTTTTAGTTATTACATGAACTTGTAATACGTTTTTTTCAGAAGTGAAACTTTTACCTGCTTTTTTATAAGCGTCTTCTATATCTTCTTGCGAAAAGTCTTTTAACTGATAAGGTTCAACTTCTGTGTTTGTATCAAAAGTTTCAACTTGGTAATTCATCAGGTTTATTGCCTCTGTGTTACTACACTTTAAATAAGGCGTGAAACCTTGAGCTGATGTGAAAGGAGTATTAAAACACTCATTTATTTTAACGGTTCCAAATGTGGTCATATCTCGCTCGTCTTTCTTTTAAAATTAAATCTTTAATATTTATAAGTATAGGGTCATGTTTTAAAAACCCTATCTCCATCGCTTCTGCAAATAGTATTATCACTTCGTTGAGAATGTTCTTATGATAACTAAACCATTCATCCATTTGATAATCATCAAACTCTTCTATCTCACCTTTTAAATAAGGAATGATATGAGAATAAATGTATCTATCATTATCTACAAAAATTTCACGTTTACGGTCATCTTTATATTTAAAAAGGACAGCTTCAGGGTTTCTGTAAGTCTTAAATGCTCCAACGGTGCGACCTTCTCCAACAGTTTTAATAGTTTCTATTGCTAAATGGATTTCTACTAAACCATCTATTGTTTGTAATGAAACAACAGGAATTGATTGTGTTTGTTTAGACATATTAATTAAGTGTTAAAATTATTACTGATAATAAAACTATCGCAGGGTAAGCAATTTTGTCGTATTTAGCATGGATATAGTTGAAAATACCCATTGCATTTACTCCTGCTTTGAAGATGATTCCTATAAGAATACCTCCTACTACCATTGCTGTTTGCAACATAATTCCTTCTGTTAAAGAATCTCTATAAATTGACTGCATATCATTCAGTATTCCAAAAGAGGAAAGAATAATAATGTATCCAAAAAAGAAGAATACTAAATCAAAAAGTAAGTGCCAAAAGAAACTTATAACTGTTTCTGAATAATCCACTACAGGGATGTTTAAAAATTTACCTTTCATTATAATTATTTTTTATAAGCTAACATTTCTACTGTTTTGTTTAAAACAGGTTCGTAATTTACTAATTTAAAATCTTCATACTTAACAGATTTTATAAACTCTTCAAACGGTTTATCCAATTCCCAACTTGACGAGTCAATCTGTATTTCGTGAATTTTGTCTACAGCCATAACTTCACTAACTTCTTCAGCCAATTCATATTGGTTATCATAGAGATGTACATTTCTTAAATCTCCTTCAAGGGCTGTGAATTTGTGTCCTGACCAAATCTCAAGGATTTTACCCATTAAGAAATAAAACACAATGTTCATTGGTAAGCCGAGTAAAGTGTCCACCGAACGCTGTGACCATTTAAGCATAAATCCATCATCTTCTTTAATTAACTGATATAGGAAGTGACAAGGTCTTAAACTCATATCGTTAAGGCTATCTAACTGCCAACTATCAATGATTAAATCCGTTCTGTAAGGATTTTCTTTAAAGTTATCAAAGACTTCGTATTGTCGAGCGTATTGGTGTCCGTAAATCTTTCCAAGTGAAAATCTTTTATCGTCTTCAATCTCAGGATTGTTTTTTAATAATTGCAGATATTCGTTGGATATATTTTGGTAATTACAGAAATCTGAATCCCAAAAGTTTACCTTTGCTTTCCAATAATCTCTAATGTCTGTTGAACCTTTCAAGAACAATAGCAGTTCGGCAACAGCACCTTTAAAGTAAACTTTCCTTAAAGATATTACAGGATTATCTTTTGCAAACAAGAAGAAATCCGCGGTTGGTATTTGTTTTCTTTTTGTACCTTTTCTATTTGGGTCATCATACTCAAACCCATCTGATAAGATTTCACTTAATAAATCTTTGTAAAATTCATCTACTTTATTCATAACTTGTTTTTCTTTTAAATATTACACCATCTGTCATATACTTTCCATCTTTTATTGGATAACGCGTATAACTTGCCGTAAATTCATTCAAATCTATGTGTGGGAAGTAGACATCACCTTCAGCATCATCGTTGACAATAGTGGCATCTATGGCGTCGATATAAGGCATTGCTTCTTCATATATTCTACCACCACCTATAATATAAGTTGTAGAATTGTATAACAATTTGTTATCTTTTTTACAATATTCTATTGCTTCAGGGACACTTTCAAACACTTTTACATTTTCACTCTCTTCTATATCACAAGGTTTCGTGGCTACAATAGCATTAAATCTGTTCTTTAAGGGTTTGGTTGGTAAACTTTTCCAAGTGTTATAACCCATAATAATGTTATTACCTACCGTTTTAGATTTAAACTGTTTTAAGTCTTCGGGAAGTTCATACATTAAATCATTGTTTTTACCAATTGCTTTAATTTGATTCATACAAACTATCGCTACAACTTTACCCCTCACATCCCTCATGTGTATTGGGTCAGGACTCATTACGAAGTTTTCGTCTTCGTCTTTTCTAACTCTGTCTTTTATCATTCTTGATTAATTTTCTGCAAATATAAGAAAAGAAAAAGAGATGGCAAAATTTTACCACCTCTTTTTTCAAATTATTTTTATATCCCTGCTTGGGCACCGCATGTAACCGCATTTATTTGAAAACCTTTATCAAATAAATTCATCCAGGAATGAACATTGATTGTAGGTTCTGGGTCATATCCTCCACACGGGTTGCAAGTAATATGAACTAATGACCAAGATTCATTTCTCTTATGGTTGAAAACAGCAGCTGGTACTTCCTGTTCAAGTGTAACTGTTGCCTCGTTTGTAAATTCTACTTCTACATCTATCTTATCTACAAAAGCAAAATCTAAACGACTTCTCTCATTATTTGCGGGTTTTACAGGATAGTTCTTATGAAACTCAGTACTTCCATTTATAGTTCCACCTTGCATTCTCACGGTGTAAGAACAACCACTGTCACTACCTTCGACAGAAAGTTGTATCTTTCTTTTAAAGTGACCATCTGCTTTAACTTTAAAAGTCATAGCTCCTCGTATATCACAATTTGAAGGTCTAAAAGGAGTAATATCTTCTGTGGTATAACCTACACCTTGAGCATTTATAATTTCTAAATTTGACATTATCTTTATATAATTTTAAGCTTCACAACTTGAACAAACAATTGTGTTTGTGTATTCTTGTAAAGCAGATATACTGTGATGATAATAAAGAGTTTTAACACCTAACATATGTGCGTGAACCATCAACTGATGAATATCCTTCGCTGGTGTTTTAGGATGTAACATTATGTTCAAAGATTGAGATTGGTCTATATGAACCTGTCTTTGAGCCGCTTGATTAATAACTTCCAATTGAGAGATTTCACTAAAAGTTTTAAACACTTCTTTTTCATGGTCTGTTAAACAATCAATCTTCTGAACACTTCCGAAGTTTTTAAGAATTTCATCCCATACTTCTTGTGGGTTCTCAACTCTTTCGTTTATAATCTTTTCAAGATATGGGTTTTTAAAGATAATCTTTTTCTTCGCCATATCTCTTGTATAATAGTTACTTCTGTAAGGTTCAATTCCTTGAGAAACTTGTCCTAAAATAAATGAAGAAGAAGAGGTTGGAGCGATAGCTATTCTTGTCACATGTCTAAATTTTTCACCTGTAAAACCTTCAGCCTCAAATATAGGAGCATATTCTAATTCTTCACCCAATCGTTTAGATTCGGCAGAACTTCTTTCTTTAATGAATTTGAATAATTGTTCGTTGAAGATTTTAGCTTCGATACTTTCAAATGGTAGCATTTTACTCTGTAAATAGGAGTGAAAACCAAGCACACCTATGCCGATAGCTCTTTCGTCTCTTGCAAAATTAACAGCTTTTTCTAAAAACTTAATATCTTTAGCTGTTTCAATAAAGTCTGTGAGAACCGTATCTAAGAAAGCAACTAATACTTCAACAACATCTGTCTCTTTCCACTCATCAAAGTAAAGAGCGTTAAGTGACGCTAAACAACAAACAAAACTTTTATGTTCGTTAGAGCAAAGACTAATTTCCATACAGAGATTAGACGCTTGTATTGTCTGACCTGTATATTTATAAATCTCAGGACTTTGATTGTTTACATTATCTCTGAAGAATATGAATGGGGTACCAACTCTCTGTCTTGATTGCAATATTGATGCCCATAATTTTCGCTTCTCAGAATCACCGTCTAACATCTGTTGAAACCACTCATCACCAATTGAAATAGCTGGGAATAAATCTTGAACTTCACTACTTTCGTGTCGTATCTTAATAAACTCATTAATATCCAAATGTTCAATAGGTAAAGTAACAGACATCGAACCTCTCCTTTGTGAACCTTGCTTACAAGCATTCACAGTACTTTCAAAAAGTTTACAAAAATGTACAGCTCCATCGGAAGTACCACCTTTTGAAATTTTAGCACCTCTCGGTCTAAGGTTACCTACATACGCGGAAGTACCACCTCCATACTTTGACATTGTTCCTACTTCAGCGACAGTCCCTAAAATAGATTCCATAGAATCTTCAATGTAAGACCCAAAGCAACTAATCGCTAATTGTCCTTTTCTACCAAAGTTAGACCAAACAGGTGTCGATAAAGAAATATAACCTTTAGACATATAGTCTATAAACTTGTTATAATAATCTTCACTTTTGTAGATTTCTCGAAATGCCCGAGTTGCAATTTGTTCTACTCTTTGTTCTAAACTTTCATCATTACGAAGGTATGCTTCGTTGTTTCTCATAAAGGATTCTGCATCCTCATTAAACCATCTATATCTCATTTTATCCAAAAATACTATCTTCTGTTACATCTTCCAAGTCTCTCGCGTAGTTGGTAGGTCTCTTATTAAAGAAATCCACATGTTTATCTAAAGCCACTTCTGCATTAAACCATTCGAATTTCTTTTGTTCTTCCGCGTCAACTTCAAATAATTTCTCATAACCCATCATTTCCATGGACTTATTAAATCTATACTTCAAGAAATTATCTACCATATTAAATGTTACATATTCTAAATCTTGTCCTTGTAATATCCAACGAACAATATTTAATTCTGCGTCGTAAGCTTTGTGGCAAGCTCTTATCATTTTCTTTCTGAAATCATCATCAAAGAAGTCAGGATATTCCTCTCTAATCGTAGCAATAATCCATGCTCCCACATTCGCATGTAAATCTTCTTCAAGGAAAGTAGCAGATATTACATTGTCTACACCTTTAAAATACCCTTTATGATAATTCATAGACTTCATAATGAAAAACTGACTGAATAAAGAACAGTTTTCAATGAACGCTGAGAACAAAGCAACATTTAAAGCGTAATTTTGTTTAGCATTATCAGAAGCACCTTTCATATATTTTTGTAGGTATTCCACCCTTCCTTTGATTTCAGGTACTTGAAGTACTTGTTCAAAATCTCCGTTTAAGTGTAAGATTTCCAGCAACTTACTATAACTTTGTTCATGGATTAATTCTTGGTAAGCCATCATTGTACCTAACTCATTGAACTCTGCTTTTGGGAAATGTTCATATAACTTCGCCCAAAATGTTTTTACGGATACTTCAATTTGACTAATAGCCAATAAACATCTTCTTACAACTTCTTTCTCGTGTTCTGTTAATCGCGTGTTAAAATCTTGTACATCTTGTGTAAAGTTAAATTCGTTCACATTCCAAATAGAACTTTGCATAACTTCTACAAATTCTGCTGCTCGTGGGTACTCAAACGGTTTAAACGCCACTCTTTTATCAAATATTCCCATAGTACATAAATAACCTCCTTTTTACAGGAGGTTTTGCAAATTTAAATTAATTATTTTAATTGATGAAAAACATAACGCTAAGCGTTACCACTCATACGAGAATTTACTGATTCTTTCGATGCTGTTGAAACTGACTGTGTTACATTGGTTAAAACTCTTAGATAAAAATCATATTTAGTTTTAGTTATGTTAGCATAGTCGTTGTAAATTCTCAATCTTCTAAATTCTTTAGAATATCGTGGGTCAGTATAGACTAATTTCTCAGCCTGTGTAACAGAAATACCTTTCTCTTCAGATAATAATTGGATAACCTCTGCTTTAATTTCTTTTTTAAGTAAATCTTCGTTAAAGGATACATCGTTGTTAACTGTATCTTTCAGCGTTGCCAAATACTCTAAAAGAGGAGTCATCGCTTTTTTAATTTTATCATATTCTTGGGTGATATGAATATCTAAGACTGAAGAATAATACTTACTAATTTCCTCTAATTGTTCTAAACACTCATCAATTTCTTTCAAGTCTTCATGACTCATTTTAAATTCTAATCGTGTTACAGAACCTTCTGTGAAATTCTTTTTAATGTTTTCTAATTCTTCGATAACTTCTTTTTGACTTTCGTTATCTAATGTTTTAATGGTATTATCTATACACTTTACTACCCACTTATCTTGTTTAGCAGTAAGCATGTTATTTTTTCTTTTTATTGTTTCTTGAACCTAATTTTACAGTTTTAGCAACCTTTGGTTGTTTTGCTAATTTTTGAGAAGCTTCAATTTCACCCTCTATCTTCTTTTTAAGTTTTTCTGTAAATTCTTCTTGAGGTATTGTTTTACCTTCTTGAATATTCTTCTCATGTAACATTTCCATATCTCCTAAAATGTTAAAATATGTAACACCTTCAGGTGATATAACTTGCATCAAGTTTTCAGGTGATGCTGTATGATTTAATGAACGAACATCAATCTTATATTGTGCTGATACCTGTTCTTTAGCAAGTTTATCCATTATTTTCAAAAGAGATAAAAATAATGTTCCAGGGATTTCGATATTTACACCGAAATCATATGCATGTTTTGTTGTGTCTATTGTTTTATTTTCCATTAATTCCACAAAGTATATCTAAATTTTGTACAAAATGATAAGTTGTTCCTTCAAATACAAGTTTTTCTGAAATAGCTTTTTCTCTAAGAACCACTGTTTCCCCTACTTGTAGTTTACTATCACTTGGGACAGCAAATACGGTCGCCTTGTGATGTTTACTCTCGTCATGAACCTTAAACCCTGATTGTTGGTCTTTTAAAGGTTCAACATTTACTAAGATAATTTTATCTTTTGCTGTTAATCGGTTTTCCATCTTTGTAAATCGTTAAGTTAATTTTGTCTCTTCGGTGCGGTTTCGATTGTTTCCACTCCTGCGTGTGTTCGTAAATTTTCTTTTGTCCCATGTCTATAATAATTTATTAATGATTAAATCTCCTATATCGTCACCTTCTTGTAATTCAGTTTTCTTATTAAGATAATTAGAAACTTTAAACTTTCCAAGGCTTAAGAAAGGCTCGATTTTGTCTTTCCAAACATAGTAAGCATCTCCTTTATCAGGGTAGAATACAACTTCCCGTCCTCGTAATGCTTCCATTCTTTGTTCATTGATGTTCTGAATACCACCTGTTGCTATCCAAATACAATCAGGTTGTGCTAAACATCCAAGAATTGCTGTTTTCTCTGACTCTACTACACAAATCTGTCTTGTGCGATTATTCTCTTGTAGCAAATGTTGCCCGAAAAAACATTGTTCTAAGTTGAAATCATTGTAAATACCTTTATCAGGTGTGTGAAACCAAGTAATGTGATTGTAAGGTTGTTTAACTCTTTTACCATCTATTTCATTATACAACATTATTTTACCTGTTCGAGTATTAAACTCTTCATCCAACTGCCAAAAGACTGTCGAGCCTTCCCACTTATCGCTTGTTCCTACTCTATATAAATTGATAACTTTTGTTACATCTTCTTTATTAAAGTATTTAAATAAGAATTTTACAAAGTTGTTATCTTCGTAATCTCTCATCGACTCTACTACATATTTAGAATTAACAAAGTTTATCCTATCTACTAAATGTAGGTATTCAGGTTTTACTTCTTTAGTTTTAACGACTGTTGTTTTTTTTTCATCAGTTGTAGGATATTTCAAATACCCACAATGAATAACACGATTGCATCGCCCACAGTCATCGTCTGCATACTCTCCTGTGGTTACATCTACATATCTTGCAAATGTATTCTTTTTACCACATTGAGGACAAGTAAAACGGCTGTCTCTACCTTTATAAGGTTCTAATTGATAACGGAAAGTGAACGGTCTGTATTCTACTTCCTTAGCCATTATTTCTTATGTAATTGTTCTAAAAATTCAACAAGACTTACTCTTTTTATAACATCAGTTTTGAAGTTATCAATACTTACAGAACCTTCAACTAATTTAATAGTTGGTGTTTTCCAAGTATGTTTTATCTTACCTTGTTCGTAAATAACTTCACAAAGGTTACCGAGTAAACTATCTGTACCACTTTGGTCTTTTAAGTTGTAAGAAGGACTTGTTATCCATTCTTTCGGTGACCAATTGAATAGTCCCTCGATTCTCAAATCAGGATAATTCTCTGCTACAATTCTTTTATATAATTGAAGTTGTAGATAATGAGAATCGTAAAAACCTGATTGTGTGGATTTAAAGTCTACAATTGTGTAAACTTCTCTTTCCTGTTTTGATAGTTTGGGTTGCCCTTTCTTTTCTCCTGTTTTATAAACCTCACCAAAATAACCCTCTTCTTTAATAGTCATTTTACAAATCATATCAATCGGAGATGCTACTTGGTATTTTTCAGACTTCATGATAAGTTCAAGAGCGACAGGTTTAACATTGTAATCTTCAACAAATTGACCAAACGCTAAGATTGCTTTTTGCAACCATTCTATATCCTTTGCCATGATTTCACCAAAGTAAGGTAACATTGTAAGCTCGGGTGCTTCCTCGTTGATTAGAATATCTAAATCTGAAAGATTAATAGGTTTTCCTTGAATATAGTATCCTAATAAGAAGTGCATTAAAGTACCTCTTGAGGCAGCGTATTCTAACTCTTTACCTGGGTCTTTACCTTCTGCTCGAAGTTTATTTCTCCAAGTTTCAAGAGCAATCTTATCTTCTGCATAACCGTCTTTAATAAGTGTTGTACCACTTGAATAAAGTTTAACTTTTCCTGCAGGGTCTACAGTATAGTAAAAACGGTTATTTCCTTGTTGAAACCTTCTAATGAATGTTGTAGGTCTCGTAATGTCTTTACTGAGGAAGTCATATTGTTGTTCCTCAATCTTATAATCTAATTTCTTTTCGTTTTCCATAGTGCAAATATACAAATAATAATTTTAAAACAAAAATATTTTTGCCATTTTATTTGTGAAAGGGTTGAAAAACACTAACCAACGCTTGTTTGAAGTGTCTTTGCGTATAGACGGTTCAAAAATCCCGTATGCTAAAAGTAGCAGTGCTAATATAAATAACCATGTTTTCATTCCAAATGTTCTTTAGTTAATAACCACTTGTCTAAATCTTCTGTTAAATCAAGAGTTCGATAAGTCTTATAAAGTTTCTTTTCAAATTTATCATCTGTAAGATGTATTAAAACTCGCGTGTCAAACTCAAATCCTTTATTCTCTAACATCAACTGATAAAAACTGAATTGAACAGAGTATTTAGAAAGATTACTTGAATCCAACCCATACTTCTCACCGATATATTTTAACGGTTTTTCAGAGTATTTATCGCCTTCTATTACTTTGTTTGTATTATGGGTAGGTATCAGTTCCTTTCCACATAAAAACATATGAGTGTCACTCTCCACTTCTATACATTTAGTTAAACATTCTCCAACAGGCTCTATAGAGTTTATTCTTAAAAACGAACTAGTTGGTTTTTGTAAAGGTTTATTATCAGCAACTCTCACCAAAAAAGGTGAAAACTCATCTGTGGAGAAACATATATCGTAGCGGTCTATTTGTTGACCATTATAGAATATTTTCGATTTGAGCAATGTTGCTTTCACACCTAAAGAATTTAACAACTTTAGCGAAAAGTCCACCATCCACAACTGCGTGGTTCCTATAACATAACGATTTCTTGCTTTATTATAATGTCCATCACCATCCATGAAACCTTGTAGTAACTCTAAACGCTCTTCAAAAGTTGTATGGGTTAATAGTTTATCAGGTAAATGTTTATTTTTCACTAAACCGAAATGTTTCAACATGTTTGACAAACCATACACAGTGTGAGCCCTACATCGTCTATCATCGTTACGATTATGATTTACACTTAAACGAAAACCTCGTCTTTCAACTTCTTCCCAAATACGTTCATCACCCTTACAAATAGTAGGATAGTGCTTGTTACCATCAGCAAACCATAAACCCAATACCCAAAAGTCCATGTTTTCAGGATGTTGAAATTTTTGAATGTTGGATAGAGGTTTAGCTTTTCTCACCTTAACAATGTGTTCTGATTTACGATTCCCTTTAGTGAATGTTTTAATCTTTTCATAAATTTCCTCAGTTGTTTCTACACTTTCCACTTCTTTTCTGCTTGCTAATCTGAAAACTTTCCAACGGTGTTCAAAATCAGCAATGATTTCTGAGTTATCATCAAACTTAATTTTGTAACTCTTCTTCTTTTTGATTTTAGAAGTGTTTTTAACCCTTGTTGGAAAACCATTAGGGTCATAGACCATGTCACCAACTTCAATGTCACCCATCTTTTTAAACCCTTCCGTTGTCAATATTGGTGTGTTTATTTCTAAACCTTTAAAATCGCCAATTGAGAGTTTCCCCGTCTTCTCATTATAGAAGATAATATCAGCCGTTCCACAATACCAATGCTCAGGATGATACATTTGTAACTCTGAAGCCACAGGTACAAAGTAAGATGGTAGACTATCTAAAAATTGTTTAACACCTAAACTTTGTTTATCGAATACAACAGGTGGTTCATCTAATTCTCCTAACCATTTCCATTTGATATAATCTTCTCCAAATAAATGGACTTTTGTACCATGTGTTGTAGAAATAGTACCTTCACCAGCCCACGCTAATTTAACATCTTCAGGGTCTAACTTCCTTGATTTAGCATACTTTTCTGCAAGGGTGTCAGAGTCAAACTCTTCATAAAAGTACTTCATGAGAGCAGAGACAGACTTTATAGGTCTGTCCTCTTGCCCTGCTATGGTATATTTGTGTATATCTTCTTGGAAACTGATTCCTGGAAAAGCATCTTTAAGACGCTTATTCCACGCTCGTATTTCCTCTAAGTTCATCTATTCTTTTGTTTATCTTATCAGCCGTTGTGAAACCAGGTCTCGTAAACAACGGTTCTTCGTTTTCATCAACGATAATAACCGTAGGGAATTTTTTAACATTGTATTTCTGCATAAGTTCAGGTTTCTCATAACCTATAAACTGTTCAACAGGTAAACCTTTAACATTAGGTAATTCTTTTTCAATCTCCATACATGGACCACAACCAATCATTTTCACAACGATTACTTTGGCTGGTTGTTTCTTTTCAAATAAAACAGTCAAATCCACAGGTTTGTAATTCGCTGGTTTGATGACTTTACCGTATTCGTTTTTAACAACTTTACCGTTTTCATCAAGTTTAGTCATGTTATTTGCATGAACTAAATCCCACGCTTTTTCGAATTTGTCGAGCAATCCGTATTCGTGCATTGTTCCAAGTAAGATGTATAAACTATCCACACCTGCGTCTAACACTTCTACATCATCTCTACGAGAAAGAGCATTTTCTAATTCTTGTGTTTCCTCTGTAAGAAGTCTGTTTCTAAGATTTACTCTTTCTACATACTCTTCTCCAAATAGGTTTTTTAAAGAACCCTCTTCTACTTCTGCTAATTTAGCTTGAAACTCTCTAATGTTTTCTATAAACTTCTTCATATATTATAAATCAAAATTATTCAATCCTTTTCCTCTCTCATCAGCACCTAACACAATCGCTTCAGTTAATAACATTGTACTAACAGTGTCTATCGCATTTTCAGTTGCCAATCTTATCACTTTCGCAGGGTCTATGATACCTGCTTCAAACATATTTACAAACTCTCCTGTTAAAACATTGAAACCTATGTCATCATTATTCTTTAAATTCTCAACAGGGTCATTTACTTCTTCTCCGATAATGTATCCAGCATTTTCAAGAAGTGTTAAGAACGGAATAACAAGTGATTTCTTAACAATGTCTAAACCAAGTTTAAACGCCACCGATGTTGTATTTTCAGGAACTTGAAGATTGTAAATACCAGCTCCAATTCTATAAAGGAAAGAAGCACCACCAGGTAACACACCTTCTTCTATAGAAGCCTTAACAGCACTGATTGCATCTTCCACTCTGTCTTTCATCTCTCTAAGGTTTACTTCCGATGTTGCACCAAGTTTGATAACTGCTGCTCCACCTGTAAGTTTTCCAAGTCTTTTCTCGTAAACTTCCAAAGCATAACCTTTCTTGTTATCCATAAGAGCTTTAATATCTTCTGCTCGTTTCGTAATAGCCTCCACGCTACCTTGACCACCGATGATAGTGGTATTTTCCAAGTCTGCTACCACAGATGTCGCTTCTCCTAAATCATCAAGTTCAAGAGTTTCAAAACTATCACCTTTTTCTTTACTAACGAAAGTCGCACCTGTTACAATACACATATCTTGTAACATATCGTATCTTCTATCTCCAAACTCAGGAGCTTTAACCACACAAACTTTAATAATACCTTGTGCGTGGTTTTTCAAGAACAACTGCACACATTGAAACTCCATATCATCGCAGATAATTACAAGCCCTCGGTTTTCATTATTCTCACGATTTGCTTCAAGGATTTTATTTACAATGTTTTCAAATACAGAAGCACTTGATATAACATAGTCTGTAATAATAATGTAAGGATTATCCATTACACTTCTTAGTCTTTCAGCATCTGTTATTAAATACGGTGTAATCAAACCTCTATCAAACTGATAACCATCTACAAACTCTACATACGACTGATGAGTTTCAGAGTTATCAAATGATACTACCCCGTGTTTTCCAACTTTTTCAAATGCTTCAGCGATATACCCTCCGATAACAGGGTCGTTGTTTGCTGAAATTGTTGCTACATTTTTGATTTCTCCAACACTCTCTACTTTAACAGCGTGTCCTTCGATAATTTTAACAATCTCTTCTTTAGCGTAATCCATACCTCGTTTAACATCTGTAACATTGACATTACGAAGTCTATCCACTGACTCAAATCCATTATTCACAAGGGCTTGTGTAAGAATTGTTGTTAATGTACTACCATCACCTGCAATACGGTTAGCACTCTCTGATGCTGATTGAATTAGTAAAGCACCTTGTCTAACAAGAGCGTCGTCTACCTCTACTGATTTTGCAACAGTCACACCGTCTTTTGTGATGTGTGGTGGAAATCCACTCGAATTAGAAATAAGTACATTACGACCTTTCGCACCGTAAGTTACTTTAACAGCGTTAGCAACTAAATCTACACCTTGTTTCAATGCAAGGCGAGCATCTTTTCCAAAATGGATTTCGTTTTCTCGTTTTTTACTCATCTTATTTGTTATAAATTCTTGTTAATAAATTTTCAAGTTCTTCTTTCGTGAGAGCAGAAGTCTTTTCACCAAGCTCCTTGAATCGTTTTACATAAGGATTGTTTTCATTACTACTATTCAGTCTAATGGTATAACCATCTCTGTTGTAAGTAATTTCAAACTTATCGTCCACTGTGAAACACGGCTGGTGAAAGTCAACTTCGCCACTCAAACAATGTAAGTCTTTTAAAATCATTTTTTCTTCTTTTCCGTTTTTCGTATTAATTTTAAGAATGACAAACAAGCATCGTATAAACATTCTTTTGTGTCGTTACCCTCAAAAAATATATCGTCTTCACCATCGTTTATCCACAAACCTTCTTTTGTGAAAGAAAGTGTTAAACCATACTTCTTACTCAATACTTCAAACACTTGCATTAATCTATCGTAATTGTAACGAAAGTCTAATGCTAACGTGTGGCGAGCAACAAAACTTATATGTTTACCATTCTTCTGTACTCCCTTACGAGCTGTTATTAAACGGGGGTCTTCTGAATACCAACCTACATGTTCTTGGTGGTAATCATCGAAAGGTATGTAAATCCAACCTAAAAACTTAGCAAGACCTTCATACTCTTTCTTTAGTTTTTCTTGTTCTGTCATTAACTATACTTATTTGTTTGCAAATATAGAAAAATAAAAAGAAACTTGCAAATTTTATCACAAGTTTCTTTCTAATTTATTTCTTTTTTTTACCACCACGACTTCTTCTATCCCCTGCACTATCAGTTTTACTACCTCTATTTGCAGAAGGACTTTTAAGAACAAGTCCTTTACTTGTATGTGCTACATCTTTACCACCTTTACCATATATCCCACGCTTTCTTCTCTCTGTTACAAGTTCAGAACGCTTCGCTCGTTGTTCAGGTTTTTTATTAAACTCTGTATCATAAGCCTTCTTTTTAGCACGAGCTTTAGGATTGCTGGCGTAGTATTTAGCACTTTTACTTTTCGCAGCCATTAAATCTTATTTGAATTACAAATTTAACGATTTCTTTTTAAACAATAAAAATAATAAAACCTCATTTAACCAAAAAGAGAAGGATTTCTTAAATCATGTTCAACCTCCTGTATTATCTTATTAGTTTTAGCAATGTAATATTTAAAATCAATATCATAATCTTCTAACGGCTTATTCTCATCATAATTATTAAGCAACATTACAGGGTTACCTTTATGTAAATGTTGTTTATTTTCTGATGAGTTTTTCCGTTTCTTCATCAGATATTCACCTTTACGACAGAAGTAATAGCGGTTAATGTTCTGCACTTTTTCCTCACCAAAGAAAACCTCGAAGTTTCTGTTTACCTTTTTGGCACAACAAAAATCAAATATCGTTAAACCATTCTTTTCAGGGTTAGAAATAAACTCTTCAGGTGAAATACCATGTACTAAATACGCTTCTAACGCTCGTGGGATAACTTCCTCATTCGTAGAATCTCCAAGTGGAACATCACTACCGTATCTAAACACAGAACCTTTCCTCTTGATTTTATTAAGCCCTGTTTTATGATTAATCATGTTAGCATCATCATCCAACATAAAAGATTCATCAATTATCGAAATATAAGAATTAGTATTTGAAAATACTATCTTTTTATTTATAGTAAATTCCCAAACTATTCTAAATTCTTTAGCAATATCTTGGGCAATCTTACAGTATTTAGGAAGTAATTCCTCTTTTATCATACATAAAGTACCATCTGTGTTAGTGAATAATACTTTTACGCCTTGAAGTTCTGATAGTTCTTCTATAAACTTCAACTGTATAATTTGTCCGAAAACTCGCAGGGAAGTGATTTTTTCCTTACTATATAACCACGTTACCTCGCTATCCACGAGTCCTGAGAAACTATTAAGTACTAATTTCAAGAATTTATCTTTAACTTTATCACCGTTTCGTTTTGCTTCGATTCGGTCTTCTATGATTTCACAATATTTGTCAAGAACGACCTTCAACTCTTCACGAAGGAAACCATATTCTTTAAACAAAGTAGGGTATAAAGAAGCAACATCGGCATCAACAATAATCCAACCGTCCTTACTTTCAAAATACTGATTGTCATTCACAGAATGTATCCCTCCAACAGACGGTGCAAGCATTACCGCTGTATCATTTTTGACAACAGGAAAATCTTCTTTGAAACTACCACTACTTTTCTTAAATCTTTCATGTAATTCTTGAAAAGGTTTTGTTTTAAATTGTACATCAGGTAAGTGTTCTTCAAGAGTGAAATGTCCTGGTACATATCTTTGATTGCGAACCATCTTAATATACTCTTTGTACTTCTTGTCACAATCAGGGTCATCCTCCCATATATCCCACGGAAAGGTTGCTTTACAATAAACATCCAACAGATATTCCGATACAATTTTCGGAGCATCTAAACTCCAACATTCAAGACCGTAAGTTTTTAAAATGTAACCTCTTAATTTTATCTCTTCTTCTAAAGCAATAAATATCTTTCTTAAAACACCAATATCGTTCACCGTATTATAGTGTATTAAAGCATCTATCTCTTCATCTTTATCTTCAAAGTAATGATTTACTTCAAATGGTAATTCCTGTATCTCAGGATGTCTTAATTGGACAGCAAGGGCTTTCAAGCTTATTTGTTTTGAAATTCTTAAACCTTTACTCCACCCAAGTGTATAAACATCTATTGATTTCCAAGGTCTCTTAAACCATTTATACTCTTTTGTTTTCTCAAAACTATTTTCATCTTGAATTAACATGTCTGAGAAATCTTTAATGTCGTAACAGAAATCACGAACACTTTCATCTTTCAACCGTTTCCAATTCTTCATAAAATAAGATAAAACTACCTCGTCGTAATGAAGTCCGTTGAAAGTTACTAAGAAACCTTTAAATTCTTTCAGTGATTTAAACAGTTTCTCACGGTCGTCTTTTCGCTGACTGATTTCACAAACTACTATCTCTTCACTATGAAAATCCTGCCACGAGCATAAGAACAAATCGTTATAGACCTCAATGTCTAAAAGCCATGTCCTGCCTGCTGACTTTTCCTTGTTTTTCTTCATAAGTTGTAATAAGGTTGATAATAGTGTCAAAGTCTTCTTCTTCAAATTCATCTAAATTATTAATAAACCACAAGAAGAAGTTGTCTTTGTTTAGTTGTTTCTTTTTCTTCTTTTCTTTTTTCTTATCTTTCTTACGACCGATTTGAGTAAGTTTATCAACATAGTTGTTCCATTTATCGGTCCCGTGACCCTTCACCCATTCTACCACAATATGAGCGTGACGAATTTCGTTTATCTTTTCCCATAAGTCTTGATGAGCAACTTCTCCTCCATCTGCTTTTCTCCAACCATTGTGAGCCCATTTATAAACCCAATCGTTATAACTGTTTACAACATATTGAGAGTCTGAACGAATGATACATGGCTCGTTTAATTGTTCTGCATATAATAGAGAATTGTATAAAGCAAGGATTTCCACTCTTGAGTTAGTAGCATCTTCTATCAGTTCATAATGTTCGTCAATAACTCTGTTATGTTCGATAACAGCAAATGCCCAAACTCCTTTCTTGTCGGATAATGCGTTGTTACCCCCGTCGCAATAAATGTAATACATAATTTATTTGAATTTTTAAAATGAAAAACCACCGAGAAGAATGTCCCTCTCGATGGTTAAGAATAATATGTCAGTATTATTTGGTCTTAATCTCACTCACGAGGGTGCGAACTTCTTTCAACAGTTTAATAATTGCCATTGAACCTGTTCTTACTCTCGTTCCTGCTGAAGCATTGTTTTTCTCAACAAATTTTACAGCGTCTTCTTTTACTGTGTTAAGTGTTGTTTCCACAGTTTCTAATAGTTCGTTTAATTTTTCTTTTTGTGACATAATAAAAAATTTAAAAAGTTAATATTCAATTTGTGGATTTTACGAAATCCATGTGTTCAAAACTTTAATAGTTTCTAAAGATTGGTCATTTAAGAATAACTCTTCTGTGTTCCACCAAACTTCTTCTTGTAGTTTATTATTAACAATACTTATTCCATTTGTAAAACTCTCACAACAGAAACCACTGTCGATAAGTTCTAAAACATCCATAAGCGTTGGGTTTTTACCTAAATTAACATAGAGATTTTCAACATCTTCACCAAGTTCGTTAATAACTCTACCTGTTGATAGATTTAAAAGATGGTAACCTTGTTTACGCACACCTACTATTTTATAAGTATCACTACCTGTAAGTGTAGTTAAGATTGTTCCTTCTCCTAAATCTTTCAGTCTGTGTAGTTTTCTCACAATCTTTTTCTTCAACTCTACAAAATGTGGAGGGTAGATATAATCGTGAGTTATTGTCTTTTCTTTTTCCATGTTTTTATTTTATGCAAAGATATGAAATTTTTTTCAAATTTCCAAATTATTTTTGATTTAATTTTTCCATCCTATTATTTTGTACCATTCAACAACTTTTTTATCATTCTCCTCGAGGGCTTTCAACACCTCTTCAAAGAATTTTTGTCTTGTTTCTGCGATAGTCATAATTTTAAAGTTTTGTTTGTTTTAAGCTTTCGTCATTCTGTATCTTGTACCATTCGACGATTTTCTTATTGTTTTCTCTAAAAACTTCTTCTAACAACGCCGTAATAAACGACCTTCTTACTTTTTTAATACTCATTTTTTACTCCTAATACTTTTAATTGTTCATCCGTTAGTGGTTCGAAGTTTGTGTAAAAAGCAACTTCATCGTCGTGTGTTCTTGTTTTAAAATGATGAATTTGATATTGATAGTAACCATATAATTTACCCACAATAACTGTATTCTCACCATTATCCCAAAATTTACCCCACTTTCCTACATATTCATTGTAGTCTATTGGTCTTTCTTGAGAAAATCTTTCATCAAATCCATATTCTGTAAATGAAAGTAATTTCAAAGCCACATTTTTTGTATAATGGTATTCTCCACCACCATCAAACTCAACTATACAAACCAAACGTTCTGATGCTAATTTTTCCCAATCATAGTTATATAAATAAGTAACCTCTCCCCAACCATGTAGGATGTCGAAAACTCTGTCTCCTACGCTAAATAAATGTGTTTCCATTTTTATTATTCTAATTTTAAAATTTCTAATTGTTCATCTGTAAAAGGTTCATAGTATTTATAAGAACTAAAAGCAGTTTCAAAAGGTTTGTCCTTTCCTTCATAATAACCAAAAAGTCTACCTACATAAAATTTGTCATCTTCATTATTCCAAAATCTTCCATATTTACCTAAACAACAATGATTTACTATAGGTCTAATTTGACTAAATCTTTCTAACAAATATTGGCTAAAAGATAATCTTTTAAAAGTTGAATTTTTACCATAACTACCATCAAGATTATAACAAAGAAGTGTATCTTCATTTTTATGTTTATCAAAACTTATTACAATAGGAGAATTAAGACTATTATCTATTTCTATTATTGTACCCCAACCATGTTCTATATCAAAAACTCGGTCTCTAACTTCAAATATTGTTTTCATATCTTTTTATTTCTCTATCAATTTTTTGTATTTTGTCTTGTAAATTCTCTATTTCTAATTCTACGCTTAATCTTCTAGCATATAAATCTTTAATCATTACCTCTTTAAGACTCATATCAAACCATTCAGGTAAGAAAACTCCTTCTTTATTACTTAATTTCCAAGTGAAACATTTTGAATAACCTGCTCTATTTATAAATATATGTTGTATAACATAATCTTTATCATAGTCAGTAATATCATCTCCAAAAATATTAAACTCTCTGTTGTATAATTTAAGCCCTTCCTGAAATTCTAATAGCTTGTTTACAAGTTTTACAGTCTCATCTTCCTCTAATTCATTTGTGTTGCGTGTAAAATTATCGGAAGGTATTACACTATTGTCAATTTCTGTTTTATTTTTTACAGTTCGGTCTTTGTTCTCTGGACTGATAAGGAAATGTGTGTCATCTATATAGATTTTATTCCCCTCTAAGATAGGTCGTAATATAGAAGCAACTTTCCAATACTCCGTCATTCGCCTACTGAGTTCTTTATCATCGTGGTGTTTTAGTTCATACCAAAATTTAATATTATTTTTCATAAGTATAATTTATCTTAGTTTTATTAAATTTTAGACTAGGTTTGAAGTATTTAGGGTTCTCTTTAAAGTCAAGTTCTCCAGGTTCCATCATTTCAGCAAGAAGACTACTATCAAACATTACCTCTTCTTTATCTTTAGAAATAGTATGTTTACCCTCTATATCAACCACTTTATAAAATAAAACAGAACTTCTAATAAAAGTAATTTCAATAGTTTTTAGTTTGAAATTATTATCCCTATATCTATAAATTTGACCTACTTTAAAATCTTCAGGTTTATTTTTATGTTTAATTGCTATCCTAAAATCAGGGTCATCATTTTTATTAAAAGCTAACCACATTATGAAATCTTCTTTTTCTTTTCCATTTAAACTATTTATCTTTTCTTTGTGCTTCTCTAATCTATCGTAAGCGTCTCCATAAAATAATTCCATAATAATATCTCATTTTAAATATCCAATTCGTTTAGGATGGCTAAACCATTTTTCATTTTTACCATGATAGAAGAGCCAATATCCCCAAGTTCCTAGTTTATAATTTCTTACTATTTTCCTCTTCATATATCTCTATTAATTTATTTAGAACACCTGATTGAGCATCTTCATAAGTTTCAAAACGTTCTTCCTCAATAAAAGTAAACTCACGGCATCCGTTTTCAAATGTACAATCGTCTTCTCCTGCACATTCATCTTCAAGAGCAACTATCTCATAATAATATCCTAAACGCTCGGTTATAAAACTGTCGTAGTAAGGTCCCATGTTGAACTCCAACCCTTTTTCTCTAAACCACGCAAAGGCTTGGTCGTAAAGAATTTTAGGAACTTTTTCATGTCTTGTACCAAACCCTGAAGTACCTTTCTCACGCTCCCAATAACAATTAAAAGTAGTCCAATCAAATCCTAAATCTTTCATTTTTAAACAAAGATTGTATGGAATGTATAAGTTTTGTTCTTTAATCCTTTTCATTGTTAAATTCTTCTTTAATAGTGTCTTTAATGATAGAGAATATTATTGGCAAAGGATATAACATCACAATAACAATATTTAAACCTGGAACTACGAGTCCTAACAATAATAATCTTCTTTTAAACTTATCGCTGAGATTTGACTCATCTTGGATAAGTTTGTAATAAAACATCAAATATAGAATATTAAAACATATCCAAAACATCAAACTCACAACGAATATTATAAAATAATACATAATTTCTA